ACCCATTTCCTTAAACCAAGGTCCAAGGTTGTTGAGGCGCGCCAGACTGGCACTCTCCATGAACAGTACGCAATCATCCCCATTGTTGATGAGGGAGTAATCGCTGGTTCGAAAACCAAGTTCATCCATGTACGAGTAAATCATTGCGCACATCAATACGCAATTTCCCAATCCGGTGTTCATGTCTCCAGACATGCGACATCCTTCGGTTTTGTACCTCACGATACCATCACTGGTGCGAGCGTAGCCTCTGTTATATAGTTGCATCCTTAACAGCTTGGCTAACCACTTATCTCCAGGAAAGTACCTACGGTAAACGGAATGCTCCCAAGACAAAGCGACCACACCACAGTGCTGATCAAACCTCGACGCATCAAGGCCAACAGCTACTGGTCGTTTGAATTGGGACCATTTTTGGTGCATAAGGTGGCCCATCTCATCTGCATTTAAGCATTTTGAAACGGTTGGCGACCCAAACACCTTTGCTATATCTCTATACACCTTCTTTTCTATGCATTTTATGTACACTCCAATAGTCGCGTTGTAACGCAAGGACCGTGGCTGTATGGCCCGCGGACAAGGATTCTCTTTAGCTGAAAGATTCACCTTTTCCGCTTTCGAAAATGCGCAAATCTCTGCATCGCGTTCCGTGAAAGGCTTTAGGTTGAGCGATTCAACGGCTTTCTGATACGAAGTGAGTCGACGACCTGTGTAGGTGGCCAGGAATTGCTCCCTGGTCCACTTGGTGGTAGGTGTCACCTCTTTCAGAAATTGTTGTTTAAAGCGCTTCATGCGAGATTCGAACAATTCGGGAACTGCCTGAGGTGGCCGGGTAAATTGACCAGTTTTATCCTGGACCAAAAACACCCGCTCAAGCAATGCCCTCCATACATTATCAACATTACTATTGTGCACGCCAAACTTAACCCCGTTGGTAGAGTTGAGTAACAGATTGACGCGTCTTGTTTTGGAAAGACCAGTTAATGGGCGGCGCGAGATGGTGGCTTTACTACCTTTATACGCACGGTCGAAGTCGTCAACCGTCGCAACCAAGGTAGTGGTCAGCCCGTCCACCCAAACCGGTCCTTCCTAATGGTGGTAAACCGACTCAGGATCATGAAGCGCCTCTTGGATCGTCACATTTTTCAATGTGGCTCTCTTTCGGCAACGCCTCAACTCATCCTTAGTCGGTACAAACACCATAAAACTAATATGTGGGAGATCTCGGATAATGTGTTTGGCACGATGGTTATGTTCCTGCATGAACCTAACAGCCATTTCATTGACTGCTGCGATCATTGCAGGTGTTTCCTTTGGGGTGCCCCCACACTTCTCCTTAACTTTGGCAACGATATACATACGAAATGTATGTCGTCGTCTCACAGTTTTAGTTTCTGTTTTCGCCTCAACAACACCAGGTTTTAGCATGTTGGAGAGCAGCTTGTAGGTTGCTGCCATACTCCAAGGCACAATAGATGTGCTTGATGCTGGTGTTGCTTTCACCACTTGACGATCGAAATCGTCGGTCTCCGCATCGATGTCATCTTCTACATCACCATCGCCGTCAAAATACTGATTGACGTCTTTGATCGCTGCGTCGACCTCTCCTCGCTCTTGCTTACTAAAAGTTAATCGGTCATTCAAATCTTTGATTGCATAAACAACTTTTGGCATGATATTGCGTCTAATCAACATGCCCAACACTGGCAAGCATAGGCTCACGCCTACGCAGGCCAACCCAATGTTGGTCGCGTTGATTCGACTAGTGGCTGGTGAAGACATCCGCTGATTGCTCAGGGAGGTATAACTCATAACGTTGCG